CCAAAGTTTTTTTGCGCGCAGGTTTTCGGATTTATTTTTTTATCGGAGTGAACCCATGGGCCGCAGGGGACCGAAGCCGGAACCTGCCAGCGTCAAGCTTGCGAAGGGTAAGTCGGGTCGCCGGCCTATCGGCGTCGAGCCTTCCGCCGAAGAGCAGGCGAAGGCCGTCGCGACGAGCGGCGCCGTCGAGCCGCCGTCATGGCTGAAGGATGACGGCCTGGTCGTTTGGAACCGGCTGGCGCCGCGCGTCATCGGAATGAAGTTGCTGTTCCCGATCGACGCCGAAACCTTCGGCCGCTACTGCCGCAACTTCGCCCGCTGGCTGAAGATGCAGCAACGGCTCGACGAGATGGGCGAGATTTACGAGATCGAGACGGCCAGCGGCAAGGTTCGCCGCGCTGATCCGTCGTTCATCATCGGCTACCACCTTGAGCGTCAGCTTGTGACGGCCGAGGCAAACTTCGGGCTGAACCCGGCCGAGCGTCAGCGCCTGTTCGCAGCTCGCGCCGCAGGCTCGACCGGTGACCTCTTCTCCGGCATGGGGCAGGCTCCGGCTACGCCTGGCGCCGACAAGACGCCGGCCGCGCCAGCAGCGGCAAAGCCGGCCGCGAAGTCTGGCTCGGCGGTGGGATTCCTGCAGTAGGACCATGCCGATCAAGGCAGGTCGAGCAGCGCATCGGCTCGGACCGCGCAAACGCCCGCTCGGCGTCGGCGCCGATGCGAAATGGTGCAAGGACCGGCAAGCCTGGTGCGTCGGTGAATACTGGTTTGACGAGGTCGCGGCCGACAAGGCGGTCTCGTTCTTCCCAACGCATCTGTGCTTCACCAAGGGTGAGTGGGCCGGCCGGCCGTTCGAGCTGGAACCCTGGCAGGCCAATGATATCGTCCGGCCTGTATTCGGCTGGAAGCGTCCGGACGGCACACGGCGATATCGCCGCGTCTATGTCTGGGTGCCACGCAAGAATGGCAAGACGGAACTCGCCGCCGGCATTGCGCTCCTGGTGCTGCTTGGCGACGGCGAACTCGGCGGCGAGGTCTACTCGATCGCCTCGCATGAAGGTCAGGCGCGGCTGGTGTTCAACCAGGCCGCCACGATGGCCGGCAAGTCCGAGACGCTTAGCAACGATCTCGTCTGCCTGAAGTCGTCGATCTACTGCGCGGCGCTCAATGCCGGCTTCAAGCCGCTCTCGGGCAAGGCCGAGGGCAAGCACGGTTTCTCGGCGTCGGGCCTGATCGGCGACGAAATCCACGAATGGGTGTCGGGCGACCTTTACCAGTTCGTGCACGACTCCGAGGACGCCCGGCGCCAGCCGCTTGAATTCCTGATCTCCACCGCCGGCAAGAAAGGAACCTACGGTGAGGAAGTCTGGGACGAGTGCCAGAAGATCCTCGACGGCACCTTCGAGGATCCCGAGACGCTGGTCATCGTCTACGCCGCCGACCCGGAAGACGATTGGCAGTCGGAAAAGACCTGGCACAAGGCCAATCCGAATCTCGGGGTCTCGAAGAAGCTGGACACGATGCGCACCAATGCGCGGCGCGCCCGGCAGTTGCCGCGCCTCGAAAACCACTTCAAGAACTATCACCTCAATCTCTGGACGGAACAGGCCGTCCGATGGCTGCCAATCGATGCGGTCGACGACGACGGGAACAAATTCGGCTGGGATCATTGCGCCGGCCCGGTCGGCTGGAAAGAGCTTGAAGCGAAGCTCGCGCACAAGCGTTGCTTCGGCGGGCTCGACCTCTCGGCAGTTGTCGACCTCTCGGCGTTGATATGGTGGTTCCCTGCCCAGGAAGGCCTGCCCGTTCCGACTCTGCTGGCGCGGTTCTTCAAGCCGGCGGCGCTGATCAAGGAACACGCCAAGCGCGACAAGCTTCCATATGAGCGCTGGGTGCAGGAAGGCGCGATCATCGCGACACCGGGCAATGTCGTCGATTACGCCTTCATTCAGGAACAGATTTACCGCGATGCCGAGAAGTTCCGCATCGCGCATGTCGGCAACCACAAGCTTGAGGCCGGCGAAGGCGGTCTGGCGATAGACCGCTGGAACGCGACCGAGACGGCAGTGAAGCTGCAGCAGGAAGGCCTGCCAGTCGTGCTCTTCGGCCAGGGCTACGCCTCGATGTCGCCACCAGCCAAAGAACTGGAACGGCTGGTTCTCTGCAATGGCTTCCATCATGGCGGCCATCCTGTGCTGCGCCGTCATGCGCAGGTTGTCGCCGTCGAGACTGACGCCGCCGACAACATCAAGCCGGCAAAGAACAAGTCGACCGAACGCGTCGACGGCATCGTGGGCACGACCATGGCGATCGGCATCGCGATCAGGGACAAGGGCGAGGAGGGCGGAAATTTGGATGACTTCCTGTCCACACCAGTGATGGCGATGCGCTGATGAGCTTTCTCGCGAAGGCGATCGCCGCCCCGTTCAAGCTGTTCAATTCCGTGGCCGACGAGGTGGCCAAGGAACGTCGCCTGCGCCTGACCGACGGCGCCGCCTGGTCGAACTTCTTCGGCAGGCAAAGCAATTCCGGCAAGACGGTCACCATCGACAGCACCATGCAGCTCTCGACGGCGTGGGCTTGCATCAAGCTTACCGCGCAGGCGGTTTCGTCGTTGCCTGGCTCCATGTTCGAGAAAGGCGCAAACGACAGCCGCGACAAGGTCGAGGATGACGATATCGCCGCCGTCATCGCCGACAGCCCGAACGAGGACCAGACCCCGCTCGAATATTGGGAAGGTCAGGTCGCGTGGCTGATGACCACGGGCAACGCCTATTCCGAGAAGGTGTTCAACGGCAAGATTGCAGGCACTGGCGTGCCGCGTCTCTCGGCCCTGCAGCCGTTGATGAGCACGCATTGCACGCCTGCACGCAAGCCCGACGGCACGCTCGTCTATCGCTTCTCCGATCGCGGCAAGATCGAGGAGCTGCCGCGCGACAAGGTGTTCCATATCAAGGGTTTCGGCCAGAGCCTCAAGAACATCGACCTCGGGCTGTCGCCGATCGCGGCCGGCGTGCATTCGATCGGCGCCGCCATGGCCGCGCAGGAAGCGGCCGGCAAGACTTTCGCCAACGGCATGCGTCCGACCGGCTTCTTCCTGTTCGACCAGGTGCTGAAGAAAGAGCAGCGCGAGCAGGCGAACAAGGTTCTGGTCGCGCCGTTGCAGGGCAGCGAGAATGCCGGCGGCGTCGGCATCCTCGAGGCGGGCGTCAAGTGGCAGTCGATCTCGCTCAATCCAGAAGACGCGCAGATGCTGGAAACGCGCCGCTTCGACGTCGAGGAAATCTGCCGCTGGTTCGGCACGCCGCCGATCATCATCGGCCATGCCGCCGACGGGCAGACCATGTGGGGATCGGGCGTCGAGCAAATCCTGATTTCCTGGCTGACGCTCGGCATCGATCCGATCTGCGACCGCATCGAGGCGCGCATCAAGAAGCAGCTCATTCGGCCGACCGGCAACCGCCGACGCTATTTCGAGTTCAATCGCGAGGCGTTGCTGCAGATGGACTCGAAGGCGAAGGCGAACTTCCTGTCGACCATGTGGAACAGCGGCGGCATGTCCCGCAACGAAGGCCGCGCCAAGCTCAATCTGCCGCGCGATCCGAGCCCATTCGCCGACAAGCTTACCGTGCAGTCGGCGATGGTTCCGCTCGATCAGCTCGGACAGCAGAAACCCGACAGCCAGGCGCGCGCTGCCATGCTGGCGTGGCTTGGTCTCAATCGCGAGGAGAAGATCGATGAGCAAGCGTAAGCTGCCGGCCGCGCAGATCGCGGCGCGCACGGGCATGCGCACGGAGATCATGCCGTCGGCGCTGGACCGCTGGAATCCAGATGTGCATGCCGCCGCCGACCAAGGCGGCGACAACACCATTTCCATCCTCGACGTCATCGGCGCCGACTGGTTCGGCGAGGGCGTCACGGCAAAGCGCATCTCGGCCGCGCTGCGCGCCATCGGCAAGAACGACGTCGTCGTGAACATCAATTCGCCGGGCGGCGACTATTTCGAGGGTCTGGCGATATACAACATGCTGCGCGAGCACCCGGCCAACGTCACGGTCAAGGTGCTAGGCATCGCCGCTTCCGCCGCTTCCGTCATCGCCATGGCCGGCGACGATATCCAGATCGCCCGCGCCGGCTTCCTGATGATCCACAACACATGGGTCATTGCCATGGGCGACCGAAACCAGTTGCGCGACGTCGCCGACTGGCTTGAGCCGTTCGACCAGGCAGCGGTTGACATCTACGCCGCGCGCACCGGCATGAAGGACGCCGAGATCGCCAAGATGCTCGACCGCGAGACGTGGATCGGCGGCTCGGATGCCGTCGACAAGGGCTTTGCCGACAGCCTGCTCGACTCTGATGAGGTGTCGACCAAGGCCAAGAATTCCAACGAAAGCCGCCCGGTCGCGGCTGGTCACAAGATCGACACTCTGCTCGCCCGGGCGGGTGTTTCCAGATCAGAGCGGCGTGAACTCGTCAGCGCTCTGAAAGGAGGCAAGCCAGGCGCTGCCTCAACCGGCATGCAGGACGCTGCCGTCATCGCCGAGGTCGAAGGCCTCCTTTCCAAAATCAGGTCAATCTAGGAGAAAACAGATGACCAAGCACTTCATGCCGCGAGCCAGCCTCGTGGCCCTGATGGTTGCGCGTCCTGCCGGTGTCATCGGCAACGTGCGCAACGAAACAAACATCGATCCGGCCAAGATCGAGAACCTTCTCAAGGAGGTGAAGTCCGAGCTGACCCGCGTCGGCGACGAGGTCAAGCGTACCGCCGAGGACGCGCTCAAGCAGTCCAAGGATGCCGGCACCGTAGCCAACGACGTCAAGGCCAAGGCCGACGAGCTTCTGGTCGCCCAGAAGAAACTGTCGGACGCGCAGGACAAGCTCACCAACAAGCTGGAAGCGCTGGAAACGCGTAACCAGGATCTCGAACAGAAACTTGCGTCGCGCCGCGGCGGCGGTGACGACGAGGTCAAGAGCTTCGGCGAGATGGTGGCCAATCATGAGCAGATGCGCGCGTTTGCCGCCAATGGCAGCCGCGGCACGATGCGCCTGGCTGTTCCGGTCAAGCAGGCGATCACGTCGGTGAAGCCCGGCGGCGGCGGCCTGATCTGGTCGGATCGCGAGACCGAGATCGTCGGTCTGCCCAAGCGCCAGATGACCATCCGCACCCTGCTCACCCAGGGTCGCACTGGTTCGAACGCGATCGAGTATGCCAAGCAGACCGTTCGCACCAACAACGCGAATGTTGTCTCGGAAGGCGCGCAGAAGCCAGAGTCGGCCTATGCCTGGGATCAGGCGACGGCAAACGTGCGCACCATCGCTCATTGGGTGCCGGTGTCGCGCCAGGCGATGGAGGATGCAGCGCAGTTGCAGACCGAAATCGACAGCGAGCTGCGCTATGGCCTGATGCTCAAGGAAGAGCAGGAACTGCTGAAGGGCGATGGCACCGGCCAGCATCTGGAAGGCTTGGTGACGGCGGCTTCGACGTTCACCCCGGCGTTCACGGTCAGCGGCGAGACAATGATCGACATCCTGCGCCTGGCGATCCTGCAGGCCTCGCTGGCCGAGTATCCGGCCGACGGCATCGTGCTTCATCCGGCCGACTGGGCGCGCATCGAACTGACGAAGGATGGCGAATTCCGCTACATCTTCGCCAACGTCATGCAGCTTGCCGGCCCGCAGCTCTGGGGCCGTCCGGTGGTCGACACCCAGTCGATGGATGAGGACGAATTCCTCGTCGGTGCTTTCAAGATGGCCGCCACCATCTACGATCGCATGGACCCGGAAGTTGTCGCCTCTTCCGAGGATCGCGACAACTTCATCAAGAACATGATCACGGTCCGCGCCGAAGAGCGTCTTGCTCTGGCCATCAAGCGTGGCGCCGCGCTGGTTACCGGCGAATTCGGCAACTGAGATCGGCTCATCAAGGGAAGCGGAGGGTTGCCGCCGCTTCCTCTATGAACCGATGGAGGTCAACTTGAAGATCAATCCTTTGCGTAGCATGGTCGGAGACTACGGCTCCCTCAAGCGCGGCATCGTCGCTGACGTTCCAGACAGCGTCGCCGGACAGCTCATCAAGCGCGGCGTCGCGGTACCGGCGGAGGCGGCCGGGACGGCAGCGACGCACCCTCCGGCCGCCCCGACTGGTGGCCGGACTGGAAAGGGCAAACCGTCGTCATCGTCGCCGGCGGCCCAAGCGTCCGCGAAGTCGACGTCGGGCAAGCCAAGGGCCAAGCGCGGCTCATAGCCATCAACAACTCATGGCAACTCGCGCCATGGGCCGACATCCTCTTCGCCTGCGATTTCGCGTGGTGGAAGAAGTACCGGGGAGTTCCCGAGTTCGAAGGTCTGAAGCTTTCCGTCGATGCCAGCGTGCACCGGCACCTCGATGACGTCCTGAAAGTCGGCATCAACAAGAACGACGATAGGCTCGAGTTGCTGAAGCTCGGAACTGTGGGCTGGGGCGGCAACAGCGGCTTTCATTGCCTCAATCTGGCTGTCCAGTTCGAGGCGGCGAAGATCATCCTCGTTGGCTTCGACATGACGATCGCCCATGGCCTGCATTGGCATGGCCGACATGAGGGGTTGAACAACCCGAGCGAGCGCAACGTGCTGCGCTGGCGCCGATGCATTGACGGGGCGGCCGAAGTGATCGCCGCGTTGGGCATCAAGGTCATCAACTGCAGCCCGGTGTCCGAGCTGCGGAACTATCCCAAAATGAGCCTCGGGGAGGCCCTTGCATGCTGATCCGCCAGTCGCGTCCGGATGCGCTGTTCGTCTCGCTCGAAGACGTAAAGGCGCATGTCATCGTCGACACCGACGACGACGACGAGTTGATCAAGGGTTACATCCGCGCAGCGACACGTCTCGCCGAGGATCGGACCGGCAGGATCTTCCTGCCGACCGATTTCGAATATCGCACCGATTGTTGGCGCGAGCCGATCGTCATTCCGGCGGCGCCCGTCCGCGAAATCGTCGAGCTTGCCTATCTCGACGACAGCCAGGCCGAACACACGGTCTCGCCGTCGGACTGGTATTACGTGCTGACCACCGAGGGTGCGGAAGTCCGGTTCGCCGACAGCTTCTCCTCACCGGTCCTGTCTGACCGACCGCAAGCCGTGCGCGTTCGCTTCTCGGCGGGCTTCGACGAGCCGGACACGTCGGGCTCGGGCGACGATCCGGAACTCAAGCAGGATCCGATGGATCGACAGATCGTCATGATCCTTGTCGCCAACTGGTACCAGTCCCGCGAGCCGGTCGTTCTCGGTGACACCGTCATTGCAGTTCCCTTTTCGGCGCAAAGCCTGATCGAAATCCGGAGGATTTTTCGCTGATGCATATCCTTGTCCGCGGCATGCACGGTCTCGGCGACAACCTGCACCAGCGCGCCGTCATCCGGCAGTTGATGCAGCGCAACGACGTCTTCCTCGAAAGCTCATGGGTCGCGCCCTATCACGACCTCGTCGCCGACGGGCTGAAGGTAATTCACAAGCCGACGTCGCTGCGCACCCAGACCAAGAATGCGAACCGGGAGGCGTCTCGTTTCTACCGCGGGCTGATGCCGCGCTTCGGCCGCGCGCTGCAGGTCAGCTATTCGCCCGAACAGGTCCGCAACGAAGGTTCCGTGCTCGCCGCCATGTGCAGCGTGACAGGCACGGATTACGCCACGGCGGATTTCCGCATGCCGGTGCCGGCCACGGGGCACGATCACGCCCGCCTGCTGCTCGACGCATGGCAGCCGAAAAAGCCCGTGCTGGTCTATCGGCCGCTCGTCGAGCGCACCGAATGGGGCGGCTGCGCCTCGCGCAATCCGGATCATGCCGCCTATGCCGGGATCCTGGCGGCAATCCGTGACGATTTCTTCGTTGTCTCTCTGGCCGATCTTGTGCCCGGCCGGGAATGGATGGTCGGCCGGCCGATTCGCGCCGACATCGAATGCCATGCCGGCGAACTCGATTTCGAGACGATGGCCGGCCTGATCTCGCTCTCGTCCATGGTCTATTCCTCGCCAGGCTTCGCCGTGATCCTCGCGCAGGCTGTGGGCACGCCCGTTACCTGCGTCTTCGGCGGCTATGAAAACTCCACCTCGTTTGCCGGAGGGGCTCGCTTCTCGCCCTATCTCGGCATCGATCCGATCAACCCTTGCCAGTGTTTCAGCCACAACCATGCTTGCCAGAAAACAATCGACGTTCCAGCCGCCGCGTCCCGTCTACGAGCCTTCGCTGCTCAAGCTGCCAGCCGTCCCGCAGTCGCGGCTTGACGTCCGCCCGATCGATTGGGGCGGGCTCAATACCCGCTTCATGAACCCCGGCGAACTGGAAGTGCTTGTCGCGCTGGCGCGGATCGCGTCGGCTCGCGTCGTGATAGAGTTCGGCGTCAACGAAGGCCGCACGGCCAAGGCGCTGATGCGCAACGTCGACACGATCGAGCGCTATGTCGGCATCGATGTGCCGCATGGCTATGTCACGGACAAGTTCGTCCAGCGCAACGAGGTGCCCCGGCAACCCGCCCGCCTGGCGCTGGACGACGCGCGGTTCCGTCTGATCATCGCGCGCCGCGGCTCGCATGATCTCGTCCCGGAAGACCTGCCGGAATGTGACTTCGCCTTCATTGACGGTGATCACGGCCGGGATGGTGTGGCCAAGGATACGCAGCTCGCGTGTCATCGCGTGCGCCCGGGCGGCCTGATCGTCTGGCACGATTACCATGCGCGCGGCACCGTCGATGTGCAGGCCGTCCTCGAGGAGTACGCCGGGACGTCCGGCCGTCCGATCCACCATGTCGAAGGGACATGGCTGGCTTTCATGAGGGTATGAGCATGTGGATCAGGTTCACCGCCGATTTCGACTGGAAGCCGACGTCGCAATCGATCACCGCCTACAAGACCGGCATGGTGCTTAACGTCACGCGCGCATGCGCGGAAGCGGCGATTGCGGCCAGCAAGGCGGTCAAGGCGAGCAAGGTCAGAGAGAGTGGCGATGTCGAAGCGTAGCGCCGGCGGTCTACGCCATCGCGTCGCCTTCGATGCTCGGCCGGCCGTCGATGACGGCTATGGCAACACCGTGGCCGGCGACTTCGCCGAACGGTTCCAATGCCGGGCGGAATTCCGTAGCCGGGGTGGTTCGGAAGCGGTCGTCGCGGCGCGGCTGGAAGGGCGCAACATACTTGGCGTCTATATCCGCTCGTCGTCAGAAACGCGGCAGATCACGACCGATTGGCGCATGCGCGACGCTAGGCTCGGCGCTGTCTACGCGATCAACGCCGTCGACAGCGTCACCGATCCTGCCTGGATCTATCTCACCGTCGAATCTGGGGTGGCGGCGTGAACTGGCACAATTTCGGTTGGCTGGTCGGTAGGGTGCTGGGCACCGTCACTCGGGGTTTTCTCTTCGGATGCGGCGTTGCGCTGGCGCTGCATATCTTCGGAATTGTTCCATGAGAACGCAGGTCAAATGGCTGGGGCGCGAGGCGCTCTATCGCCGGCTCAATCAACTGCTGCCAAACGTCGAGCAGGAGATCGCCGTCGAGCAGCTCGAGGGCGCAAAGGAATTGGCGAACAGGATCCGGCCTCGCGCGCCGCGGAACACCGGGCATTATTCCAACACCATCGAGGCTGATCGCCTTTCCAATCGGCCAAGCGATCGCAGGGTCGGTGGCAAGGTAAAGACGACCAGCGCCGGCAAAACGGTGATCGCGACCAAGGATCCGAATGCCACCGGTATTTTCGCAGAGTTCATTTGGCGTTTTCTCGAATTCGGGACCGTCAAGATGGCAGCCCGCCCGCACATTTTTCCCACCTACCGCGCCTATCGGAAGAGGCTTCGCCAGCGGATCGCCGGTGCCGTCAACAAGGCCGTCCGCAAGGCCAAGAAGGGCTAGATGACATCGCCAAGTCTCGAATTGCAGGGCGCGATTGTGGCGCGCCTAAAGAGCGTGGCCGGAGTGACCTCGCTAATCGGGCAACGTGTATATGATACGGTGCCGGACAACCCGGTTTTTCCCTATGTGACTGTCGGCCCAATGGTCGAACTGTCCGATGATGCCGACTGCATCAAGGGCTTCGATATCACCTTCGACCTCAATGTTTGGTCGCGCGCGGTCGGGTTTCCCGAGGCCGAAAAGATCAGTGACGCCGTCCGGAACGGCATCCTCGAACCTGAACTGGCCTTGGCTAACAACGCGCTGGTCTATCTGCTGCACCGGCAAAACGTCTTTTCCCGCGACCCAGATGGTCTGACCAACCGGTCACGCATGAGCTTCGAGGCTTTCGCGGAACAACCGTGAAGTAGGCAGGGGCGCGCCTGCATAATCGACCCGCGCCGATCAACCCATGGAGAAAATGCGATGGCATCCCCCACGACGATCAAGGGCGGCAAGGTCAAGGTCATGCTTGGCGACGGTGCTTCCCCGGAACAATTTGCGGTACCCTGTGGCTTCACCTCCCGCTCGGTCACGCTGACCAAGGCTCTCAATGAATTCCAGCTTCCGGATTGCGACGATCCGGATGCCGTCGACTGGCTTGGCCGCGACGCCACATCGCTTTCGATGTCGGTCAGTGGTGAGGGCGTTCTGGCGTCTCAGTCGGTCGACAACTGGCTCGACGCCTGGGAGAGTGTCGATTCCGTCAACGTCAAGATCGAATGGGAATTCCCGACCAAAACGATCACGTGGACCGGCAAGATGCATGTCGAGACCTTCGCCGTGACGGCGCCGAATGCCCAGCGTGTAACGGCGAATGTCTCCATGCAATCCGATGGCGCCATGACGAGGGTCACTACACCGTGAGCCGAGACGCCTCGACGACACAGGCCTTCGCGGATGACGACTATGTCTTCCGCCTTGGCTGGGGCGAGCTGGAACAGCTCCAGGAGGCCTGTGACGCTGGCCCCTATGTTGTGCTCGACCGTCTCGTGTCCGGCCGCTGGCGCATGGGGGATATCGCCAACGTCATCCGCCTCGGGCTGATCGGCGGCGGCCATGAGCCGGTCAAGGCGCTGAAACTGGTTCGCGCCTATGTGCAGGACCGGCCGCCGCTGGAAAGCCTCGTGCTCGCGCAGCTCGTCCTTGGCGCCGCCGTCGCGGGCGCGCCGGAGGAGGACGTCGGAAAAAAATCAGAGGCTCCGGATCAGAGCGATCCGAAGAACTCCCAAACGGGAAGTTCCGGTTCGGAGCCATCTACGGCAACGGAGCCGTCCTCGGCTTCACACCCCAGCAAGTCCGACAAATGAGCATGTGGCAATACCTCGCCGCGCTCGAAGGCTACCAGAAGGCCAACGATCCGGACGGGGACAAGGCCCTCACCTCCAAGGAAGTCGACGAGCTTTGGGACTGGATCAGGGAGAACGACTGATGGCCAAAATAACGGTCAGTCTGGCCTGCAGCATCAAATGGTGGGTGCAGCCGTATCTTTGGGCCGCCGCTCGCGCTACCGCCGTCGTGTCAATGGCTAGGGGCGGCCTAAGCGACGAACAGGTTGAGCGGCTTGCACAGAAGCACGCGGAGTTCGTGACGAAACACGGCGTGCGCATCTCCGTCTCAAAGGCTGACTGATGGCCGGCGATACCGAAGACCTGATCCTGTCGATTTCTGCCGACACCAAGCAGATCCAGCGCGCCTTGCAGCGGCTGACCGGCGACACGCGCGCGACGACGACCGCGATACAGCAGCAGTTCGACGATCTCGGAAACCGCACGGCTGGTTCCTTCGACAAGGTCGCCGTCGGCGGAAAGCGGGCCTTCACCGTCATCCAGGGGGGCGCGAAGGACATCCAGAACGCGATGAAGGCCTCGTCCTTCCAGACTGCGAACCTCGCCTCGCAATTGCAGGATATCGCCGTCCAGCTGAAGGGCGGCGGATCGCCCTTTACCATCGCGCTGCAGCAAGGCACGCAGATCAACCAGGTGATCGGCCAGGCCGGCGCTGCCGGCGCGGTCAAGGCCCTAGGCGGCGCCTTTGCGTCGCTCATCAATCCGGTTTCGCTTGCCACCATCGCGACCATCACCTTGATCGGCTATGGGGTAGAGTATTTCTCGGAAATCGTGAGCGGCGGCGACAAGAGCGAACAGACGCTGAAGCAGGAAGCCGAGCTCATCGATCGCGTTGCCCAGAAATGGGGCGACGCGCTGCCAGCCGTGAAGGCCTATGCCGATGAGCGCAAGCGCGCGCTAGAGGAAGGCGACATCCGGCAGGCGACGCAGCTCACCATCGACGAGCAGTTCAAGGAGGCCCGCGAGACCGTCAAGGCGCTGACCGTCGATATAGCCGACCTTGTCAGCCAGCTCCGGCTTGCCGGCGCGCCGAACGAGGAGATCGTCGCCGTCCAGCGCGCATTCACCGCGCTGCAGAAGGCGGTGGAGGAAGGGAAAGACTCGACGAAAGAGAACAAGGCGCTCCTCGAGGCGCTTTCGACCGTCTATTTCAACCGAGGTGTGCCGGCGGCGGATGCCTTCGCTCGCAAGATCCACGAAATCGCCGATGGCTTTGCCGCGGTCGCCAAACAGGCCGATGAAGCGCGCAAGGCACAGGATGCGGCGCTGAATGCGGAAAGGTTCCGCGGCTTCAACGGACCGCCCGGTGCCTTCACTAATCCGCAGGGCATCTTCCTTCCGTCCACCGCTCCGACCCCCGGCGACCGTCCTTCCTTCGAGGATGTCGGCCAGTCGATCGACAGCCTGAATTCCGCCATCAACGCCTTCGTCCAGCGTGTCGACCGCGCCGAGGGGCGCGGCAGCAATCCGAATTCCAGCGCTTCGGGTGTCGGCCAGTTCATCGAAAGCACCTGGCTCAACCTGTTCAAGAAATACTATCCGCAACAGGCCGACAGCATGTCCCGCGACGCCATACTAGCGCTGCGCGACAATGCCGACGTCTCCTATGACCTGATCCGCAAATACGCGACCGAGAACGCGAAGGTGCTGCAGGATGCCGGCGTGCATGTCGACGAGGCCGCGCTGCAGCTCGCGCATTTCCTCGGCGCTGGTGATGCCGCCAAAGTTCTTAGCGCCGCGCCTGGCACGCCGCTCGCCGGCCTGATTTCACAGGCCTCGATCAACGCCAATCCAACCATTCTCGGAGGAGGCCGCACGGTCGACGACGCCATCGCCTATGCGCAGCGTCGCGCCAGCGCCAGTGTCGGCTCCAGCCGTGCGAAAACGCCGGATGACATCTTCCAGGGCTCCATGGAGGATATCCAGCGTCGCATCGACCTGCTCAACGCCGAGGCGCAGGCGCAGGCCGGGCTCAATCCACTGGTGAACGACTATGGGTTTGCGCTCGACAAGGCCAAGATCAAGCAGCAGCTCCTCAACGACGCCGCCAAGGCCGGCGTCGAGGTGACCCCTGAACTGGCGGCCAAGATCGACGAACTTGCTGGCAACTATGCCAAGGCCTCTTCGAGCGCCGACGCTTTCAAGGCCAGCCAGCAGAAGATCCTCGATCAGCAGCGCGAACTGAACGACTTCGGCCGGGGCGTGCTTGGCGGGATCATCGACGATCTGCGCGCCGGCAAGGATGCCGGCGAGATCTTCGCCAATGTGCTGAACAAGATCGCCGACAAGCTGGAAGAGATGGCGCTCAACGCCATCTTCCCGGCGAATGGCGGCGGCCTCTTCGGCAGCCTGTTCGGCGGCGGCGGTGGCGGCCTGCTTGGCGGCTTCCTTATTCCCGGTATCCTCCATTCCGGCGGCGTCGCCGGTGTGGACGGGTACAATCATGGGCGCGCCGTGGCGGCATCGACCTTCGCCGGAGCCAGGCGCATGCATGGCGGCGGCGTGGCCGGTGGGCTTCAGCCCGGCGAAGTCCCGGCAATCCTGCAGAAGGGCGAGGTGGTGCTACCGCGCAGCGCTCGTGGCGGCGCTTCGAGCGACACTGTGCGCGTCGTGCTGCAGGATGACAGCGGGCGCATGTCGGATATCGCCGACCAGCGCATCAAGACGCATTCGGGAACGATCGTCGAAGTCGCCGTCCAGCGCAGCACCAAGGCTGTCCGCAAGGGCATGCCAGGCTATCTGGCCGAAGCGCAAAGCCGGTCTTTGTAAGGGGCATCCATGACCATCCGTTGGCCTTGCGATGTCCTGGTGCCTCGGGACGTCGCCTTCGATATCGCGCCCCGATCGCTTGCCGGACCGGCCTCCGTCAATGGCGCGACGCAGGTCGTGTCGAGCGATGCCGGCATCTGGAAGGCGACCTACGCGTCGCTCGTTGTGAACAACCGCAATGCCGTGCTGGCGCATCGCGCGATCGCGGCGCTCCTCGAGGGGCGTCTGGGCTCGATCCTGGTGCCTCTGTGCCGAGGTTATCAGCCGGTTCCGGAGGGCGCCGTCGCCGCCGGCCTATACAACCAGGTACCGCATAGTGACGATATCCTGTTCGACGATGATACGGGCTACGTCAGCGAAGTCATCGACGTGGTCGCGGCGGCAGGCGCCGCACTTCGCGCGACCACACTATCGGTGACTGTCGGCTACGCCGGCGACATCCAGCCTGGCCAGCATTTTTCAATCGCGGAGCGTCTCTACCGGATCCGGACCTACGACGCGGAAACCGGCACGATGACGTTCCGGCCGCCCCTGCGCGAGGCGGTTCTGTCCGGCGATCGGTTGGAATTCGACGATCCGGTCTGCCGCATGCGGCTGGCCAGCGACGACGGCATGGACCTGCAGCTCAGCCTCCGCCGCTTCGGCACGCCCACGGTCCAGTTCATTGAGGATGTCTGATGTCGGCCGACTTCTTCACTCCCGAGCAATTGGCGCTGCTGGCGGCGGGTCGGGTCTATGTCAGCATTCTGGTCAAATTCGATTTTGCATCCGGCCCGGAATATGCCTGGAATGGCAATACCAAGCTGTCGGTCAACGGCAACACCTATCTGCCCATGTATGGCGCCGCGCAGATCGAAGGGCTTGGCCTTTCCGGCAGCGGCGCCAGCGACAGCGTGACTGTTTCCGTCGAAGGCCTTCCCGACCAGGCGCTTGGCTTCTTGGCGAAGGCCCTCGAGGATACGCCGCTCGTCGATCAGCAGTTGATGACAGTTTACCTGCAGCTCTTCGATTCCGAATGGCAGACGGTCGGAAATCCGATCCCGATCTTCTGGGGATTCATGCAGCCGCCCAAGGTCGGCCGGACGGAAATGCAGGATGACCAGGGTGCAATCCAGTCGATCGCGATCGTCGCCGAGAATGCCTTCTTCAATCGCTCGCGACCGCCCTATGGCCGCTACACCGACCGCGACCAGCAGGCGCGCTCACCAGGCGACAAGTTCTTCGGCTTCGTCAGCTCGATCCTGATGAAGACGGTGACCTATCCCGACTATTGACCAAGGAGCTTGACTTGACCGAGGCAGAGCGGCTGCAAGCGGTGCGCGATTATATCGCGGCCGAGATGCAGCGGCCTTACGAGAAGGGCGTGACCGATTGCGGCGGCACGATCGACCGCTGGGTCAGGCTGCTGTCCGGTGTCTCGCCGGTGACCGCATTCGGCCGCCATCTGCGTAACGCCGAGGACGCCGCCGAATGGATGGTCGTGCCGCAGATGTTCGTCGTCATGGTCAACCGCGCTGCGCGCGCCGGCGGCTTCCGCAAGACAACGGCGCCGATCGCCGGCGATGTCGGGCTGGTGTTCCCCGATAAAGGCCTCATCTGCCCGGCTATCCACGCCGGTGACTGTTGGTTCTCGCGGCATGAGACCGGAGCGCTGGCCGTGCCGATTGACCGATATTGGAAGGCCTGGTCGGTATGAACTACATCGGCAACAATCTCGATCCGACTGATCGCCGGTCGATCTTCTCCCGGGCCGCCATGGGGCTGGAAAGCCTGGTGCTCCTCGCGCTGACGTCTGTAGGGGTCAGCGGCGCCGCGCTTGGCATCGCCGTCGGCGCCATCGTCGGCGCCGTTCAGATCGGCGTCGCCATCGGCCTTTCCTATCTCGCCAGTTCGCTTTTCAGGCCTGACCCGCCGAAGCCGCAAGATGTACAGACATCGGTGAAGAACCCCGTTGCGCCAAGGGTACGGCACTATGGTCGGGTCAAAGCCTCGGGCCCATGGGTGTTCGTCGAGAACAAGAACGGCTTGCTGTTCAAGGTCATTGCCCTTGGGACAGGCCAGCTGGATGCGATCGAAGAGTACTGGATCGACGACAATCTGGCGACCGTGAGCGGCGAAACGGTCACATCGGCTCCCTACAACGGAAAGGCGTACATTCGCTCCCGCCTGGGCCTTCCGACCGAGACGGCCTACAGCGATCTTACAGGCCATTTTCCGGAGTGGGATTCAAGCCATCGGGGCGACGGGATATCGTCTCTCTATGCCGTGCAGGCGTCGGTGGCATCCGACAAGATCACGGAAGTGTTCCCCAACCTTTCCAACACGCTTTATCGCGTGGTTGCGCGCGCATCGATCGTCCACAATCTCGGCACCGGCACAGATATCTGGTCAGAGAACGCGGCGGACATCATTCGCGACTACATGCTTCATGCCGACGGCATGCGTCTGCCTGCAAGCATCGTCGACACGCCGGTCGCCGCGGCTGGTTGGCTCGCGGCCTATAACCGCGCCAACGGCGCGGTCCCTCTGAAATCCGGCGGAACGGAAAAGCGCTACCGTCTCTGGGGCTCCTACCAGCTTAGTGAGCGGCCGGCCGACGTGCTGTCGCGCATGACAGCGGCCTGCGACGGCCGGCTGGTGCCGACATCCGATGGCGGCCTGACGCTCGATATCGGCACCTGGGAAGAGCCAACCATCATTCTTGATGCGGACGCGATCACAGGCTTCTCCGAGGTAGCGCGTGGGCGCGATGTGCTGACCACGGCCAACATCATCCGCGCCACGTACACCTCGCCGTTTCATGACTACCAGTCGACGGACGCCGATCAGTGGATAGACGAAGACGACGTCGCCTTGCGCGGCGAGATCCCGCAAGACACTTCCTTCAACATGGCGCCGTCACACGGGCAATGCCGTCGCCTTATGAAGCTCGCCGCCTATCGCGCCAATCCGTCATGGGTCGGCGTCTTCCAGTGCAACATGCTGGGCCTGGCCGCCTTCGGCAAACGTTTCGTGCGTATCACCTATCCGCTATTCGGCATCGACGAAGTCTTCGAGGTGCAGGATTTTCGCTTCAACATCGCTGATGGCGGAATCCTGACCGGCGTTTCGCTGCAGGTGCAATCGATGCCGTCGCAGGCTTATGATTGGGACGCAGCGGCTGAAGAGGGCACTGCCCCGATTTCTGAGGAGACGGTGGTCGACAAGACCATTCCTTTGCCGACCGGTTTTTCCTTCGGCGTCTCGCGCATCACCGTCGGTGGCCAGCAGGTTCCCTATGGGGTGCTGGCCTTTGACGCGTCGCCGTCGGACGCACTGACTATCCAGGGGCAGTACAAGAAGGTGGCGGATTCGGATTGGCTGGTCGTTCCGATCAGCGACGGCGCCACGACGGCCAACACGAACGCGCTCTCCGACGGCGTCCAGTATGAAGCGCAGGTTCGCTTCGTGACGTTGACCGGGCGAGAGGGCGCATGGACGGCGTCGCAGACGGTGACGCCTGTCGCTGACCCGACGGCCCCGGGCGTCGTGACCAATGTGACGAAGTCCGGCGGGGCCGGGATTGTCGACCTCGGTTGGAAGTCCCCGAACAGCGCCAACTACGTGGCTGCGAACATCTATCGCAACACGGTCAACAACGCCGGCACCGCGGTGCTGATCCGGACCGAATACGGGCCTCCCTCAACCACCGATTCCTATGAGGACGGCGGCCTCGCGGCGGGCACGTACTTCTACTGGATCAAGGCGGCGAACGCCTCGGGCGTCGAGGCGGCGGCCGTCGCCACGGGTTCTGTGAACGTCACCTGACAAAGGCGCGTAGAACCCGTCAGCGTCCCAGACATCTAAGATTTTAGCTTTCGGAGAATTGGCATGGTCGACACAGCCAACACGATCTTTCGCGATTTCGTCACGGATGGAGTTCCATCGAGCGGGGCTAACAAGCCGCGCAAGAGTAAGATTCGCGAATGGGGAACTTGGCTCGAGGGTATAATCACCGCGTTTCTGTCGAACGGTGGCCTGATCTACGACACTAAGGCACATCTTGATGCTGATCTTCTGCACGCTGCCAATTCGATGGCGTGGGTGCTTGGTGACGCCACCGTGGCCAACAATGGCATCTATCGCAAGCTGCTTGGCTCCGGAGCGGGCTCTTGGACCCGCGTCGCTGATCTTCCTTACAGCTACATTCAGGCCGTGGACGTGGGGGCCGGAACGGCGAATGCCATCATTGCCACCTCGAGCATTCCGGTGCCCACGGCCGACGCCGGCGCGCTAATCGCACTCAAGATATTCGAAGCCAATACGGGATCGCCGGTCACCGTCGCTTTCAATGGCGGAGCTGCACTGACGATCAAAACAAGTTCCGGCAATGACCTTCAGGCTGGTTATCTTACAGCCGGAATGGTCGTGGCAGGCTACAAATCCGGTTCGACCTTTCGACTGTTGTCGGACCCTGCGAGCGCCGCTATCCAGGCTGCTGCCGAAGCCGCCGCAGGTCAGGCCGCAGCGTCTGCCGCGGCTGCCGCAGCTTCAGCTGCCTCAATCGATCTTCCGGCTCCGGTTGCAAACACCTTCTTACAGCGCAACGTGGGGAACACGGCCTATGTCCCTCTGTCGCCCGCTCAGACCCGTGCCGCATTAAGCATTGCCGGGAAACCTATTGTTATCCTGGCTACCGGGCAAAGTAACATAGCCAACTACGCGGTCCTCGCATGGACGCCACCTACAAACCTGTTCCTCTGGAATTGGGACGGGAATGTTGATGCCCCAACAGCCACGGGAACTGCCTTCGCGGCCATGCGCAATGATCGAATGGCGCTTGCCTATTCCTTTGCCACCAAGGTGGCCCAGGACAACCCGAGCAGCCCGGTATACGTCATCAACATCGGCAACGGTGGACAGCCGATCTCGAAGTGGCTCACCGGCGCACCCGTGCCGGATATGTACGATTGCGTTAAGCGCAACGTAGAGGCGGCGCTTGCGGTCATCGGCGTCTCTACGGTTGACCTAATGCTCTGGTGGCAGGGGGAGGCTGACGCTGTCCTAGACACCGTGACCTATCCAGCGAACTTCGCCGCACTGCAGGCCAGGCTTAGGGCTGAGACGTGGTTCCCTTTTGCCACGCCGGTCCTCATGATGAGCCTGAGTCCCTACTACACTGATAGCCGGGTGCCTCGGTACAATCCGATGCTCCGGGCAGTGGTCGCCATGGAGCCGGCCACTCGGATTTGGGTCGATACGACCATGCTTCCACAGGCTCTGTGGGACCCCACAGGCGGGTTGTACATCCACATGCTGGCCGCTGGCTATAAAACCGCCGGGGAACTTGCCTATACGGCTTTCAAGACTGGAAGCGGGTCGGGCGACAAGGCTTGGAACACTGTTCGAACCTCCATCTCGCAAAACAGGTCTGCCACGACCGTATTGGCGAATGACCTCTATCTGCGTTTTCAGATGCGTGCGGGGAAGACTTACAGGGTGCGCGGCTCGATCATCGTCAACACTGCGAACGCCGCCATGGGCTTCAAATACGGGTGGGTAGGTCCAGCAACCACCGCCGTTCTCAACAGGTTGTCGAACTCGATGGTGGCCTATACCCCGGCCTCGCTTTTGGCCGGATACCAGACCGGAAAGACCATCACATCAGGGGCCGCATTCATTGCAACGATCGACTTCGATATTGACGTGATCGCCACATCGGCTGACGGCGAGTTTGCTTTCCAGTGGGCGCAGAACGTTTCCGATGCCGCGGCCTGCGGCGTCTATGTCGGCAGCTATATGGACTTCATGGAAATCTAAATCACCATATCCAGCTGCTGTCATCCTCCTGGCTCTCTGAATGCCGTTGCTTGTCTGTCATCGAACGGCGGCGTTTGAATTCTCCGAGAGCCAGCACAAACATCGCTGACACGACGCATCCAAGGATTACCAAGGTGAGAAATTGCGGCTGTTCCGGCCTTGGCGGGGGGGCAATATCGCAAACTGGAACTTCTGTGCTGTGCATAGCACGCTCAATGAGCGCGCCATCATATGCTTGCATATCAAAACAAGAGAGCTTGGCAGACGGCCCTAGGTTGCTTTCGGTCATTTAGGGCGCGCCCTTTTCGCGTTCGCCATTTCGCGTTGGAATAGCACGCGGCCAGATTTGCCCGCAACCACCCTCACAAACCACAACGACAGAGAGGCTAATATGGACAAAACCGTACCCTCGGGCGCGGCGATGCTGCTTGCCTTCATCGGCGGCATCGAGGCGCCTCACGGCTTCGACACCGTGTATGGCAACAACCAGGCCAGGCTGCCGAAGCCGCTCACATCGATGACGATCGACGAGGTGATCGCTGCCGGGCCGCGCTGGACCAAATCGTTCGGCAGCTCGGCGGCGGGCTTCCTGCAGTTCATGCGCGCCACGCTGATCCGCCTGAAGAAGAAGCTCGGCCTCACCGGCAAGGAACTTCTCGACGGGCCAATGCAGATGGCGCTCGGCTACGAGCTGCTCAAGGAATGCGGCTTCGTCGAGTTCATGGCCGGCACGAAGTCGCGCACGGCCTTCGGCCTTGGCCTGGCGCAGGAATGGGCATCCTTCCCGGTGCTGGCGCCGACTGTGAAGGGCACCGGCAAGGCCAAGCGCACGCTGAAGCGCGGCCAGAGCTACTATGCCGGCGACGGGGTGAACAAGTCTTTGGTCGCCCCCGACAAGGTCGAGGCGATGCTCGACAAGGCGAAGGCCTCGGCTTCCGCCGTAGCCGAGCCGGATCCTGCACCAGAGCCGACCGAAACGGCGGCCACGCTTGACAAGGCGACGGTCGAGCGCGTGCAACAGCAACTCAAGGATCTCGGCTATACGGAGGTCGGCGGCGTCGACGGCAAGGTCGGGGCGATGACGGCCACGGCTATCCGCGCCTTCCGCGCCGACAACGGCCTGCCGGTCGGCGAGGGCATCGACGACGATCTGCTGCTCGCGCTGCAGAAGGCCAAGTCGCGCGCGATCGCGCCGGAGCGCGCCAACGCGCCGCCGGATGTGGTGCGCGACAAGGTGCCGGAAGCCAGGACGAGCTGGCTGACCAAGATCGGCGCCTTCTTCACCGGCATCTTCGCCCTTGTCGGCAGCTTCTTCGACGGCGTGATCGGCAATCTCGGCGCTGCCAGCGGCTACATCCAGCCGGTCAAGGATGCTGCCGGCGACGTGCCCGGCTGGATCTGGATGCTGGCGATCGCCGGCGTCGCCGGCGGGCTCTTCCTCGTCGCGCGCCATGGCGAGAAGAAGAGCATCGAAGCGTTCCAGACCGGGGCGCGACGCTGATGCAGCCGATCCTCGAGGCACTGATCGAACAGGCGCTTCCTGCCGTCGCCGGCTTCCTGGTCGGCATGGCGGCCGGCATCGGTCTGATGTGGTGGGTGTTCCTGTGAGCGCCGCCATCACACTCATCGCCGGGCTCGTCGGCGGCAACAGGCTGCTCGCCGGCGTCATTGCCTGGTCCCTCCTCGCGCTCGCCGCCTCGGGCGCGGCGGTCGGCGTCTACCAGCTCATCAAGCACCAAGGCGCCGACGAAGTTCGCGCGCAGATCGACAAGGAGAACCAGGATGCGGTCAACAAGGGCATTGAGGCCAGCCGGTCTTTTCGCGATTGCAACGATGCTGGCGGGCTGTGGGACTTCCGGCGTCAGCGGTGTTCCAGCGCTGCGCTCGGCCATCGGTAGCAGCCTCGCCGGGGCTGAGGGCAAGACGCTCGCCGACCAGAACAAGATCGACGAGACGATGGCTTCCGGCTGTGCCGTGAAGTTCTACACGCCGGCCGAATGCGACCGGCATACCAAGGCAAGCGCGGCACGCCGCGGCGAACTGAAATCCTAGCAGCAGTGCATTGAAGGGCGGGACGGTGAACGAGGATAGCGACATGCCGAACGCTTCGCAGAAGATTGCCGAAAACGTGTTGTTGTTGGCGATCGCCAGGGTTTCGATGGCCTTGGCGCTGCCGACGATCGGGCTGCTCTTCTGGCTCTATTCGCAGTGGCAGGACACGCGCCTCGTCACAATGCAGGGGCAAATCGTCGAGGCGCAGCAATCGGCTTCTGAGGCCTCGTCCAAGGTCAGCAAGGTTTCCGATCGGCTTTACGTTGTCGAGACCAAGCAGACGCAGGACGCAGCGTCCAGCGAGAAGTTCCAGAGCGCGACACTCACCCGGCTCGACCGCGTGCAGGACAGCATTGTCGGCCTGTCGAACGCCGTCGCCGCCCTGACGGCTACGCTCCAAGGCGTGGTTGAGGAGCGCAAGGCAAGGCCTCCCTGAGCGGTCACATGGTGATCTCTCAAGCCCGTCGGCTTCGGCCGGCGGGCTTTTTTCGTTTCAGGTCCCGCGCTATATCGCTCCGATGAGCGAAGGTTCGATCATCTACGAGGTCTCCCTTGTCGAGAAACAGGCGAATGGGAGCAACCTGATTCATGTCCTGCTCAGAACCGATGACCGGGAGGCGGCGAACGCCCTGGTGGGCTCGCTCGAACAGGATGGCGTCAAGCCGAAGCTGGAAGTGATCCTGCCGAGGAAAAAGCGGTGACAGAGCGCATCAAGGGCGCCGCCTATCTTGCCGACTATCCTGCCGCCAAGGTCATAGTCTCCTGCTCGGAGTGCGGCTGGCGCGTACAATACGACAGGCAGGCCATGCTCGATGCCGGCGGGGATCGACCGCTGACGACGTTGCGAACCGATATCGCGGCGCGGCAGGGCTGCAAGCATCCCGGCATCAATCCCATGAACGCCTGGGAGCATTGCAAAGCCAGGTTCGAGAACATCACGAGCGCCTATCAACGGGCAAAGGGCGGCTGAAAGCGGCTTCGACCTGACCACCTTCGTTGCGGTTGATCAGGAACGAAAGGTGATTCCTTGTACGGATTTTGTACGGAAAGGAGCTGCAAGTTGGCGTTTTGTACCGCGTTTTCCTGCACGCAACCGCAAGCGTGAACAAAACAGGCCTTCCATAACCGCTGATTTTCATTGAGAAAATTGGCGCACCCGGCAGAATTCGAATCTGCGACCTCTGCCTTCGGAGGGCGTCAGCCGCTTGCCGATTTCCGCTTTGATCCCCGTGCTTTAGCTAATGTCGCCTTTGTGGCTTGTACGCGTCCTGTACGAAGGGCGGCTTGTACCTTGTCCTTCGTATCCTCATCGTGGGTGTAGGTTTTCTGCATCAGCGAGAGGTCGGCCCAGCGGCCGGCCCTGGCGACCGTGCGGGCATCGAGCTTCTGCCTGACCAGCATTTCGGTGGCGAAGCCGTGGCGGCCGGCGGCGTGGGGCATGATCTCGGGAATGCCCGCGCGGTCGCATGCGGTCTTCCATGCCTTGTAGACGCCATCCTTGTTGGCATAGCCGAACACGCGGGCTTCCTTCACGCGCGTCTTGCCGTGCGGTCCCTTGCGCGGGCGGCGCGGCGGCAGGTTCGCGAGTTCGACAACCAGGTCCATCGGGATATCGACCCATTGCGCTTCCATGCCCTTGGCTTCGGGCATGAAGACGCGGGCATTCTGCAAGTCGAGGTCGGCCGGCTTGAGCGCCACCGCCTGGCCGATGCGGGCGCCGGTGACGAACATGAAATGCGCCATCGCCGCCTGGTAGCGGTTCGCCTTGGCGCGGAAAGCCAGAAGCCATTCCCATGAGCCCGGCGTCTTCTCGACGCGGCTCTTCTTGCCGCGGGCGCGGTCCTGCTTCAGCCGCTCGGCCTTCGAGAATGCCTTGATCCGGATAGGCGGGCATTTGCCGAGATCGTGCGCGTTGTTGATGACCGCGCGCACGGGCGTCACGACATGGCGTTGCCAGGTGTCGGTCGAGCCCATCGGGTAAAGCACCGGGCCGAGGTTGCGAACCTCCTGCGGCATGATCGAGACGCAGGCGCGGTCCTCGAGGTGCGGCAGGATCCTGGCGAGGTCGCCTGCTTCCATCGGATTGGCCGGATAGAGCAGCACCGCCTCGGCGAAGCTCAGCGCCCTTTCGTCTCCAATGAGATCACGTTTGATCTCTTTGAGTTCGAAGGCCGCGACTGCCGCTTCGGCGTCCCTTTCTGGCGCTGTGACAGGTATGCCAGAGCTTTGCCGGTAGTATTTGCCGCCCGGTATGCGGTCGATTCGGCCTTTGAACCACCACCATCCGTCGCGTTCGTAGAGTTCGAGGGGCAAGGTTCAAGCTCCTGAAACAGCCGATCGATGTGTTCCGGCAAAAGCATCATCACTTTACCGAGGATCCGGCAAGCCCCCAGCCGTCGCGCATCGGCGCGGATAGTCCTGGCCGACAGGTGGATGCCGCGCGCGGCGAACACCTCGACCCATTCTTCCGGCGTCTTGCCGGTTTCCAGAATGAGAGGGCTCACGGTCGCACCTGATCGATGTTGCGTCGCTCAACTGTGAAGCTGACGGCGACCACCCAGGGATTGGCGTCCCAGCCGAAGCCGCGCGCATCGTTGAGGCTGTTCCAAAGCGCCTCATATTCCCAGCGACACGCCTGCAAATAGATGCGCTCACGCTCTTGGGCGTCCGCTCCGAAAAGCCACATCTGCCTGACCATCGGGCTCCGACGGTTCACACCTTCTTCGCGCGCATCTTCGTCGCTGATCTCCTGCAACCGCTGCACGCGCACCTCGGTGACGGTCAGCGTCAGGCGCGAGGCCCAGCGCGGCATGTGCATGCCTTGGCGGAAGCGACCGATCTTCGAGATCGCTGGATAGCCCCAGGTCTGATGCGCGCCGTCGGCCTCGTACAGGATTGGCTCGTCGCCGCCCATAGCTGCCGGGGAAATGTCGTCATACGCCGCATGAGTTTTCCACGCCTCGCGGACATAGAGCCGGTCGCCCTTCTGATACTTGAGCGAGATAGAGCGGACGCCATCGCGGCGGCGGTGATCCAACTCCATCCCGTTGCCGCAGACTGCGCAGTGCGTTGTGCTGCCCTCGATCACGAACCTTGGTGGCTCGCCGGGGATGAGCGAGTGATCGCAAGCGCCCGGCTGCGGATTGAGAACCCGCCGGGTTTGCGTCTTGGTGCCGGCGAGTAGCGCGCACATCATCGGGGCGGAGAAGAGGATAGGGCGGTCGCTCACAGCAGCTTCCTTTGCGCTCTGGCCGGTCGGGAGCAATCCTGGCAGGTGTGGGTCCATTCTCCGGCGACCTTGGCGATGACGAAGCCTTCGCGGCGGGCGTCGGACACCATCACGTCGAACTCGTCGGCCTGATAGGTGCGGCTCTGCGATGCGCCGCATTCGCAGACGATCTGCTGCAGGCCGGCATGCTTCTCGATTGCCATCAGCGCGTCTCCTTGGCGGGAGCGGGTCCGCCGCGCTCACGACAGGCCTCGCCCTGCTCGGCGTCGCATGCCAGGCATTCGCCGGCGGCGCCGACAAGGTTGGTATCGCAGCGTCGCGGCTCGCCCCGTCGCGCGCGAATGATGCGACCGATCTGCATCATGGAAACCTCGATTGCCCCTGCGGATATCGCCAGCGACCGCTTGGAAAGCGCGATGTCGAAATGCTCGTGCGGCGTGCCTGCCTTCCGCAGCCACTTGCGGTCGACGCCGATCCTGTCGGCCATGGCTAGCAGCTCATCGCGGCTATCGGCGATCATGTGGCACATCTTCATCCGGCCGAAAGAAGCGCGCATGTTGTCGACGTAGACGCTCATAGCGCCGGCACCTCGCGCGCTTGCGGCATGCCGTTGTGCTCGATGCCGTCGAGCCGCCGGCCGGCTGCTTTCTTGCCGAGGCGATAAACGTCCGGTTCGTCCTCGTAGTGCATCTCGGCGCTCACGCGCGGCGTGATCGTGCCGTAACGCCATTTCGAGCGATACCAGTCGTCATCGCAAAGAGAAGCTGTTCGCTCAGTGCGGGTCGCTGCCTTGTTGGCGCATTCGCCCGGCGCCCAGGAGCCCCATTGCTTGAAGAAGAACGGCACGCCGGCCGCGGCGCATTGATCGCGGATCGCGCGCGGCCAGGCGGGATGCATCGGCCGCGCGTCCGGTCCGCTCTCGCCGCCGACAATGATCCAGTCGAGTTTCGGTCCGCCTCGGCTCTCGGCGAACATGTCCGGTCCGCCAGCGATCCTGTAGGCCAGCCCCTCGCAACCGGTCAACGCGTCGACGTAGAACTGCTTGACGATGCCCACCCCTGGCATGCGCTCGTCGTTGGAATTCGGTCGACGATTGATGCGCTCGAAATCGATCGGCCCGAGCAGCGGCTCGGCGCTGACGAAGCGGATCGCGGCTGGCGTGGCGAGCAGCTCGGGGATGCGTTCGTCGGCCTCCTGCTGGCGTTCGGCGGAGACGCCAAGCCAGACGTTGGGGAGGGGCCAGCGGTCGAGATAGACACGCGGGCCGGCCGGCGCGTGGCGTTCGTCGATTCCTGGCGCGATCAGAACGACCTCTATCTGCCGCTCGATCACAAGCTTGCAGGCGAGGTCGTACACACGGCGCTTTGTCGTCGGATCGGCAAGATAGCGTCGCATGCGGTTGGCGCGCTTGGTCAGCACCTGGTGCGTGTGGTGCGGGGTGACAGCCATCACCGCGAACGTCTGGTCGATCCACTCGTCGGGCACGTCCTCGTGGAACAGGTCGCCCATGGAGTTTACGAAGATGCGGCGCGGCCGGCGCCAGCTCAGCGGCTCCAGCAGGATCCTCTCGGGCGCCTGCGCCAGCTTGCCGGTCCAGACAGCGTTGCCGTTCACCTTCTTCGTGGTGCCGGCATAGTGCGGCGCGCCGCCCATGGCCTCGATGCGCGCGGCCATCTTCATGGCGTAGCAGTTGGTGCAGCCGGGTGAGACGATGGAGCAGCCGACGACCGGATTCCACGTCGCGTCGGTCCATTCGATTGGGGATTTGTCAGCCATTGGCCGTCTCCTCGATGCCGCGTGCGACCGGGTCGATGCCGGGCCGCATGGCCGTGTTCTCGCCCGTCAACTGGCGGTGCCAATTGAGCAGCGCGGCGGCGGTGGAAATGGTGTGATGCTTGGCCTTAAAGAGATCGCCAGACGCCTGCGCGGTGGCGGCCTTCTGCGCCAGATAGCCGATCAGCCAGAACCAATCCCATGCCGTCTTGCCGGCGTCGTGCGCGGCGCCCCAGCGCTCGACTTGGTGCGCGGCCTCAAGTGGAACACCGGCCATCCAGTTTTCGGTTTCCGGGGAATTGATCTTCCTGAATATGGTGTCGCGCTCATCCTGTAGCGCGATGAGCCGGTTCTGCGCCCAGACCGGCAATATCTCGAAAGCCGTGCGATCGAGGCGCGCGGTGTCCGGCGAAGTGACCAGTTGCAGCCGGTCGATATCGATATCGCCAAGGCAGCCGGAAACGTCCCAGCAAACCTCGGCCGTGTCTTCATCGATCGCGTTGACCGTGCCACGGTCGATCGTGAACACACGGTCGCCAACTTTGATGTCGCTCATTTCGGCACCTCGCCGGTTTCAAGCATGACGGGTGGATGGACGCGGCCGACGACGCGCAGGATGATCGGCGCGCCGGCATTGAGCGCGGCGAGTTCTTCCGGCGTCGGGAACCATGCGCTTTCCATGGCCGGCGTCTGCGGCCCGGTCACGCTGTCGTTGATGACGATGTCGCGAAGCGGCAGGCCTATGTAGCCCTGGGCCTCGCCGAGCACGCGCGTGCAGCCTTCGATACGGGCGATCTGCATCAGCGTGTGCTCCCGTAACGGCCTGCCACGCTCTCGCAAGCGGCATGATTGCCGCCAATGCAGTCGAGCGACGTGCATATGTAGGCGGTGCCCATAGCCAGCCCGATGAAGATGAGGATAGCTGCCAAGAAATTCATCAGCGCAGCCCCACATAAAGCAGGCCAACGCCGAGGGCGGCGGTGGCGATCATCAGGCCGATGAGGATACGGCGCGCGGCGGGCGATTCCGCCGGCCGGTCGATACATTCCTCGCCGCACATGCATTCAGGGAAGTTGCTGCAGCGGATGACGATGCGTCCATCCGCCGGCGCGAAGCTGTAGCCTGTGGGAAGGTCGACGTGCCTCTCCCGCGACGATTGTTCCAATCGCGCTTTCATGGCAGCAACCAGCCGAGCGCGAAGAAGGGCGTGACGAAGGCGATCAGGCAGGCGAAGGCGAGGCCTGCGGGGCCATCGCCGCCGATTGCGGCGATGATCTTGGCGGGATCGGGGGCGCGGCGGAGATCGGCCAGGATCTCCGACGGGCGGCGCTGCGCCATGAGCTGGCGCGAAATCCACGCCTCATGCTCGGGCGACTTCGCGGCCTCGGCGATCAGGTTTTCGGCAACGGTGCTCATGGCAATCAAGCCACGTGACGGACGGCGCGCGAGCGGGCGAGGTTGCAGGCCTCGCGCCCGTGCTGCTCGATCTCTTCCAGCGTGAAGCTGGTGTGCTCGAACAAAACATCCTTGGTGACGGCGATGCCGTTCATGCCGAGTTCGAGCACGCGGTCGGCCATGCGCTCGACAAGCGTCTTCTCGACCAAAGCCGACTTTGGCGGCTTCGGCATGATTTCATGCAGGGCGTATTCGATCATGGTTCTGTCTCCGCTCGCTGGATGCGAGTGGATGCAGAATTAATGCGGAAAGTTTTCTCCGTCAACCGGAAAAGCGGAAATCTTTCCGCTCTTAAACAAACTTCAGCATCAACAGATCATCGTAAGTTGCGATACGGTGCAGTCGAATCAACGTCTTAGCGTCGATCTCGACCTCGTTCTCAGGGTTGATTTTTCCAAGGACGATCGTCTGGCTGCCTCTGCGCAGAAGATGGCCGATCATGGCTTCAGGCTCACCTTGCGGATCACGCAAGAACTCGACGACGACGCTATCGCCTAAGCGCGCCGGCATGTCCGGAAGCACGAAACGAATCTCACCAGGCTTGTGCTCTGGGAACATTGAATCGCCAACGACATATAGCGCGTACACGTTCTTGAAATGGGCAATCCCTTCCGGGATTACGACCTGTTCATTGGTGCTGCTTTGTATCTGAAAGGAGCCCATATCATGCGACCCGGCCGCAGTTCCTAGGATTTCAGCATAGCGTGGTTTTGATCTGCTGCTCTCTAGCGATGGCGGAACGTAAGTTTCCGTATCGGCTTGCCTGGGTTCGCCGACGCCCTTCATGAGCCATTCTTCGCTGACATCCAGCGCTTTGGCCAGCGCCGCTGAGGTTCGCGGATGAGGCAACTGGTCATCTGCAGCCAGCAGCTTTCTCACCGCGTCGCGCGACAACCCCGCCTCAAGGGAGGTTCTGTTTGCCGACCAGCCTTTATCGGCCATCAGCTTGCGCAAGCGCAGTTTGAAATCATCGGAACTCATTCGCGGAAGATATTCCGCAACGCTGAAAAACGGAACGCGGAAAGTTTTCGGTTGACTAAGTGGAAATCTTTCCGCATTTTCTGCATCCATGAATCTCAAGCAGCAGCTCCTTCTGGTTAGTGATCTCTATGCTGAAGCGGCAACGCTCAGCCGATCTCGTGTTTCGACCATTGTGCTCAACCGAGGCGCGACCCTCGATGCCATCGCCGATGGCAAAGCCGATGTGACGACCGGAACTTATGAGAAGGCAATGCTTTGGTTCTCAGTGAACTGGCCGGCCGATCTGGAATGGCCGCAGCAGGTTTTCAGACCGTTGCCGGAGGCCGCATGATCTCGCTCGCCTCTGCCGATTTCAATAATCGTCTCATTCCGCGCATGGCACCCCAAGCGCCCGACCGCGCGGCTTCCGCCGCCGAGGTGACGGACCTCCGCGCCTCGGCGGCTTTTTCCCACTTCACCGAAACCTGTGGCGATGCCCCATCCTCGCACCAGGCGACCGCGCCGGAGGACGCCACCCCCGGCCTCGGCGCGGTCACTCTTTCCGAAGCCTCGCGCTTCATCCTGTCGCTGATCGCCGCCCATGAGGGCCGGAGCGAACGCGATGTCTTGGCCGAGCTGATCGCAGTCGCCGGCCACGCCATCGGGCTTTCGCCGCTGCTTTCCGGCGGCGCCAACGACATCGGAGATATCGCGGACCTGCCGGGCTATGCCCGCCGGGCGGCGAACCGTTTCAGGAGCGGCGGACCATGAGTGCATCTTGTTGCGGGCCTCCAGTGAACTGACGCCCGCACACTGAATCTTTCGCACCGATCCCGCCACGGGATTTGACGCCGGTTTGTCCCGGCGGGGGATTTGTTTTGTCTTTCGAGGAGCAAAACGCATGAACCTGATCGCACGCCTTGCCCGCATCAAGGCCGCCCAGGGCGAGCTGATCGGCCGCGCCGGCGGCATCGACGGTGCCGTCGCCACACTCGGCGGCAACACCGGCCGCTCTACGGTTGGCCGCTGGAACAATCCCGACGATGCGACGCTGATGTCGCTCGACGCGATGATCCGGCTCGAGGCGGCGACCGGATCCTCCTGCATGACGGCGGCGCTGGCCGAGATCAACGGGCGGCGGCTCGCCGACCAGGATGCCGAGACCGTCGAGCAGGTATCTTTGATGAGCCGGCATGCCGAAGCGATCCTTCAGGCAGGCGAACTGATGTCCGTGGGCGCCGCGGCCTTCGCCGATGGAAAGGTGACGGCGAACGAGGCCAGCGCCATGGATCGAGCCGCCGCGCAGCTCGAACGCGCGCTCGGCGAATACCGCAAAGCTTGCGCCGGTATCCGCTCTTCGGGCGGGCTGAAGGTGGGTGGTGGGCGAGTGATGGGCGCTGCCAGCTATTCCGACGACGAACTGGGGCGGGTCGACCAATTCTATCGCTTCTCGGTCAAATGCGATCGCGTCACCAATGCGCGCATCGAGAAGGCGGCGCGCCCGGCATCAGCCCCACGACCTTTGTCCAGCGGCATTTCGAAACCATCCTGGATGAGCCGGCAGACAGTTCGGGGTTCTCACCCGACGCGTTCGCCCGGGAGCACAATATCTCGCCGCAGGCGGCGCGCGTTTGGCAGGCGATGCGACGCGCCGCCGATGACGTTGGCGTCGTGAGCGGCGGCGCCCGCGATTTCGCCATGGCCGCGAAGGTGGCGCCCGGCAGGGGCCGTGATTTCCTCGCCGACCTGATCAAGTCCGGCCTGGTCAAGACCCTTGTGCGCGCCGGAGCCAATCGACCGGGCACATATCGCGTGGCGAAGGTCGGCGCCGAGATCGGCAAGGCTTCGTAACCCCCAACCTCGGAGAGGAAAACCATGAGTGTCCTACGTTCATTCCGGCAGATGGTCGGCCTGCTTTCGCGGGGCGATTTTTCCCGCCACTGCGACAAGCTGCTGACCGAGGCGATCGAGGCGCTGGAAGCCTCGCCGGCCGACAAGTGCAAGGCCGAGATCACCGTGAAGGTGACCTTCGAATACGAACTCGGCCGCATCGACGTGAAGGCCGAGGCCAAGTCGAAACTGCCCGACACCGTCAAGTTCATGAAGACGCCGTTCTGGTCGATCGACGGCGCGCTTTCGGTCGAGCACCCGAACCAGATCGACATGTTCCCGCCGCGCTCCGTCAAGCCGTCCGAGGAGGACGAGGACGAAGAGCGGGAAACCGCCTGACCTTTCCCAAGCCTCCCAACCTGAAAGGAACATCGCATGTCCAAGAATGACGATTCAGCGCTCGATGCCCACGGCATCGAATTGGTGAAGGAACTCGCTAGCGAAGCTGCCACGCCAACCATCCTGCTTGTCGACACCAGAGACTTTATCGGCCTTCCGGCAAGCGTGCCGGTATCCTTCGATCGCAAGTCGCAGACGTTCAATTCAGTCAAATCACTGATCGAGCAATTTCGCCAGGCGCCCGACCGTCGCAAGGGCACCGCCACGGTCGAGACGCTGGCGAGCTTCATCGCGCTCACCAATCTGCACAAAGACACCGGCTCTGTCCTGTTCGGAAAGACCGTCTGGCCGGATCCGAAGCTGACCGCCGTGCTCGACTATGACCGCGAGGGTGTGGAGGCGCGCAACCGCTCGCATCGCATCGTCTATGCCTTCCCGCTGACGGAAGAGTTCAAGGCATGGGTCAACGGCAACGCCAAGCCCATGCCGCAGGATGTCTTCGCGGCCTTCCTCGAAGAGCATGCCGCCGAGCTTGCCGCGCCGATGGACGGCGAGCGCAGCGAATATGAGCGGCTGTTCAATGAGAAGATGGCGACGCCCTCCGAGGTCATCGCGCTGTCGCGGCACCTGGAAGTGTTCGTCGCCGCACGCGTCAAGAACGGCATCCGCCTGCAGACCGGAGAGCGCACCGTCGAGTTCATGGAAGAACACCAGAACGCCAAGGGCGAGGCGGTGATTATCCCCGGCATCTTCATGGTGTCGGTTCCGGCCTTCGTCGACGGTGATGCGGTGCGCATTCCGGCGCGGCTTCGCTACCGCATCGTGTCCGGCGATATCAAGTGGTTCTATCAGCTCTATCGTTGGGAGTACTTCCTGCGCGAGCAGGTCGGCTGCGACCTCAAGCGCGCCGCCGAAGAAACCAGCCTTCTTGCCTTCGAGGGCGCGCCAGAACAGGGCTCGCCGGCCTGATGTCGAAGGCTGTCGCCGCACCTTCGGCCAAGCCGCTGCCGTCTCTTGTGAAAGAGGCGGCGGCGGCACTTTCGCGCGCGACGACAGCGGCGGAAGTGCTCGACGCGCGCGACAAGGCCGGCGCCGTCTATGATGCGGCGAAGCGCGCCGCGCGGCTGCAGAAGGCGAAGCGCGCGCATGACGAGATCATCGCGGCGACACATCGCGCCGAAGCCGATGCGCTGGAAATCGAGGCAATGGCCAAGCGCCGGCTCGCCGACGAGTATGATGCCGCGCAGGATCGCGGCGAGGTCGCCGGGCCACGGGATGGCAAGCTTGGGCGTTCCAAAGCGGAACGCCCAGCAACGGCGGCCGAGATCGGCATCCGCCGGAAAGATATCCACGACGCGCGCCAGATGCGCAGCGCGATCGCCAAAAACCCGGCGATCGTGCGCGAGGCGCTGGACGATATCCTGGCCAGCGGCGACGAGCCGACCAGGGCAGCGCTGAAGCGCGCCATCGCGCCGGCGGTGAAGACGCTGCGCACGGAAGCGCAGGCCGAGAAAAGGGAACGCCGCGCGGTCCGCGAGGTCGAGCTTGCCGCCAGCCAGGCCGCGCTGCCGGCCAAGAAATACGGCGTCATCTATGCCGACCCGGAATGGCGGTTCGATCCCTATTCCGCCGAGACCGGCATGGACCGCGCGGCCGACAATCATTACCCGACCAGCGATCTGCTCACGCTGATGAAGCGCGATGTCGGCGCACTCGCCGCCAAGGATTGCGTGCTGTTCCTGTGGGCCACGGTGCCGATGCTGGTCGAGGCGATCTGCGTGCTCGACGCGTGGGGCTTCGCCTGGATCGAGCGCGACACGAACACCGGCTATCTCGCGCCGAACAAGGTGCATGCCCGCTACGTCTCGCATTGGGCGTGGCTGAAGAACCGTGTCGGCACCGGCTATTGGGCGCGCGGCAAGCACGAGATCCTGCTGATCGCCACGCGCGGCAATCCGGTGGCGCCGGCCATGGGCGACCAGCTCGATAGCTGGCGCGACGACATGGCGGTCGAGGCCGATGTCGGCCGGCATTCCGCCAAGCCCGATGTGTTCGCGGCATGGATCGATAAGCACTGGCCGAACACGCCGAAGATCGAACTCAACGCCCGCCAGGCGCGCCCGGGCTGGGACCGCTGGGGGAATGAATCGAATCCCGTAGCGAACGTCGGGAAGGAAGCGGATGGCGCGATAGCCGCCGCTTCCGATGATCCGGCTAGTAGGGGCGACGATGTGGAGGACCGCCAGCGTCCCGCATCGCCAGGCTGTGCTGGCGGTCGCAAGCGTGGTGGCGACAAACCTGTTTCTGCGGAGCAGGATCACGCACCAATTCAAACGTTGCTGGTTTGGGAGCAGCCGTACGAGAAGGGGCGGATTGTGGCCAAGCTCGGCGAGATCGAAGTCGGCGCCGTGTTCCCCGAGGAGAAGGGCTGCACCTGGTCATTCTGGCTCGGCGTAGCCAGCGGAGCGGCGAAGCAAAATCGCGCCAAGTCGATTGAAGCCGCCAAGGCGGCGATCGAGAAGATCTTCGCGCACAAGACCGGATTGGCGGTGCCGGCATGAATGCGCCCACGCGTCCCGTCCTTCGCTGGCATGGCGGCAAGTGGAAACTCGCGCCGTGGATTCTCGGCTACTTCCCTGCGCACCGCGTCTACGTCGAGCCCTTTGGCGGGGGGGGCAGCATGCTTATGCGTAAGCCTCGCGCCTATGGTGAGGTTTATAACGATCTCGACGACGAGGTCGTGACGCTATTCCGCGTTCTGCGCGACTCGGCTTCGGCCGCCGAGCTAGAGCGGCTTTTGCGGCTGACGCCGTTCGCCCGGGTCGAGTTCAAGGACGCATACCTGCCGTCCGAAGATCCGATCGAGCGCTCACGCCGCCTTTTGGTGCGCTCCTACATGGGCTTTGGCAGCAACGCGCATGCTAGCCAGCATAAGGGCCATCGCTCGACCGGTTTCCGCTCGAACTCAAACCGCTCCGGTACGACGCCGGCGCAGGATTGGGCGAACTATCCGGACGTGCTGGCAGCAATGGTGGCGCGCCTCGCCGGCGTCGTGGTCGAGAACCGCGATGCTAAGGTGGTGATGGCGCAGCACGATAGCGCTGAGACGCTGCATTACGTCGACCCGCCCTACCTGCCCGAAACTCGAGCTCGGGGTAATCGTTACGATCTCGCCTGGCGCATGTACCGGCACGAACTCAGCCGGGATGATCATGCCGAGCTGCTCGCCTTCCTGGTGGGCCTCGAAGGCATGGTCGTGCTCTCCGGCTATCCGGACCCGCTTTATGACGACGCGCTGGTTGACTGGCGCCGGATCGAAACCAAGGCGTTCGCTGACGGGGCGCGTGAACGCATAGAAGTTTTGTGGCTCAACCAGGCATGCGCCACTGCGCTTGACGCTCGGGCCGCCGGCGCCGGCGCGCCGCTGTTCGCGAGAGTGCCGGCATGAGCGTCCCGTCCTTCTCGCCCGCCATGTTGCAGCTCTTCCTTTACGCCCATTGCGTCGCCGCGCATGCGCGAGCGCCGAGGCTGAAGTTCCAGACCGCCGCCGATCGCGAGAAGGCCCGGTTGCGCAAGCTGGCGCGCGTCACTGTCGGCCAGATGCATTCGGCGTGGATGGGCCGGCTGCCGACGCCCGAGCCGCGCGCGCGGCTGTGGGCGGTGCTCGGCCATTTCCCGTCCGACTTCGGCGTGGTGCTGACCCATGGAGGTCAGGAGCATGGCTGAAATCGCCTTCCACCAGTTCGCCGCCGCGTTCCAGAACCGGCTCGACCAGATCGGCTATTCGCTGCGCATCGCCGAGGAGAAATGGCCGGAGACAGATCGCGCCATGCTGTCGCGCGCGATCAACGGCAAGACGCTGTCGGCCGGCAATTACCTCCTGCTTTGCGAGTATGCCGGGCTCGACCCGTATCTCTATCTCGGCCGCAACCCGCGCCGCCGCACGACCGTAAAAACTATTCTGGATCATATGGTTACACCATCCGTCGCACGTGAAACGCGCGACGAGACCGCACGCATGAGGGTCAATCGCAGATGACGCATTCCACCGAAAGCCTGGACCCGCATGTGAGGGCGATGCGCGATGCCGAAGACGACGCCGCGCGCGCCAATGTGCTGCTTTCAGCGCCGGTCTTCACGCTGATGCGCTGGCGCACGACCTTCGTCAGCTATTGCCGCCGCGCCGCCTTCCGAGAGGGCGAGCACTATCTCGACATGCTGGCTGAGACGATGTCGAAGCCACGTCATCGCGGCAATCTCGGCGGAACCATGCCAATGTCGGGCGCCACGGCGACGCTGCTCGGCGTGCTTGAGCGGAGCGTCGATCATGGCTGAAGCCGCGCTCCGCAAACTCGACCGCGACCTGCCGCGCCTCGATATGTACGCGCCGGAGTTGCGCGCCAGGCTGCTGGCGCAGCGCGCCGGGATCAAAGAGCCGCGCGCCAAGCCGAAGATCGTCGAGAAGCCGAAGCCGGACAGCGCGCAGGCGCTGATCAAGGCCGCGCGCGAAATGCTGGCCGCCGCAACCGCTGATCGCGAGCTTGCCGCACAGGCTCTGTCGGATGCGCGGGCGCAGGCCGCGACGATCATTGCCGAGGCCGAGGCGACGGCTGACCTGGTCAGCAATATCGGGCCTGTCCTGCCGAGTGTCGCCGCGATCCAGAAAGCGGTCGCCGAGCGCTACGGCATCAGCGTCAGCGCCATGCTCGGTGCCGGCGTTTCGAACGACCTCGTCGCGGCCCGTTACGAGGCCATCCGGCAAGCCCATGCCGCACGTCCTGACCTGTCGCCGAGCCGCCTCGGAAGGCTGTTCCGGCGCGATCGCACCATCATCATCCGAGCCATCGCCGGAAAGGGGCCAAAGTCGTGAACCTTCTTCCCTTCGACGCGATGCGCGTGCAGGCCGATTATCCGCCGCTGATCATCGACAGCTTTGCAGGTGCCGGCGGCGCCTCGACCGGCATCGAAATGGCGCTCGGCCGCTCGCCCGATATCGCCATCAACCACAATCCGGCTGCGCTCGCCCTGCATGAGGCGAACCATCCCGAGACGCTCCATCTTTCGGAAAACGTCTACAAGGTCGACCCTCTCGACTATCTCGCCGGCAAGCATATCGGCCTCGCCTGGTTCTCGCCTGACTGCAAGCACTTCTCGAAAGCGAAGGGCGGCAAGCCAGTCGAACGCAACATCCGCGATCTCGCCTGGATCATCCCCGGCTGGATCGAGCGTATCCAGAAGAGCGGCGGCAGCGTCGACGTCGTCATTCTTGAGAACGTCGAGGAGTTTCAGGACTACGGTCCGCTGATCGAGACCGAGCGCGGCCTGATGCCGGATCCCAAGCGCAAGGGAGAAACGTTCAAGAAATGGTGCAAGGCGCTGCGGCGGCTTGGCGGAAAGCTGGAATGGCGCGAGCTGCGCGCCTGCGACTATGGCGCGCCGACGATCCGGAAGCGGCTGTTCATCATCATCCGTTTCGACGGGCAAAAGATCGTGTGGCCGAAGCCGACGCATGGCAAGCCCGACGATCCGGAGGTGATGGCCGGCCGCAAGAAGCCGTGGCGCACGGCGGCTGAGGTCATCGACTTTTCCCTGCCGTGTCCATCACTCTTCGACACCAAGGAACAGATTTGGGAGAAGTTCGGCCTTCGCGCCATTCGCCCGACGGCCAACGCCACGCAAAGCCGCGTGGCTCATGGCGTTGGACGCTATGTCCTCAAGGCCGTGCAAAAGGGCAAGCGCCCATTCCTGGTCAACCTTACGCATGGTGCTCGCTGCGAATCCGTCGACCAGCCAGCCAATACGATCACGGGAGCGAACAGAGGCGAAAAGGCGCTACTGTGCCCGTCGGTCGTGCGCTTCAACACGGGCGCGACCGGCCACGATATGCGCGACCCGCTGGCCACGGTTACCGCCAACAGCTTCAAGAAGCGCCCTGGCGGCGCGGCACCGCTCGGCATCATCGCGCCGGTTCTCACATATGGCCAACAGGGCGGCGCCAATCGCAGCGTCGAGGATCCCGCACATACGATCACCGCGAGCAAGAAAGACCAGAACGCCGTCATCGTTCCGCATCTGACTGCCTATTATGGAAAGGGCAGCGGGTCGGATGATCGCTCGGCGTCAGCGGAAGCGCCGTTGAACACCATCGTCACCGAGCCGCGTCATGCGATGATCGTGCCGACCATCGTCGGATGCGGCGGGCGCGCCGGTCAGAGCCGGCCGCGTGGCGGCGACGAACCTGCAGCGACCATCACCGCGAAGGCCGATATGTGCGTTGCCGCCGCCTTCGTGGCGCAGCACAACAACGACAGCCGGCGTGACGGCGGCGTCAATCCCGGCCGGCCAGCGGATGAGCCTGTCTCGACGATCACTGCCAATCCGCAACAGGGCGTTGTCTCCGCCTTCGTGGCGAGGCAGTTCGGAACCTCCATAGGCCACGGCGTCGAAGAGCCGACGCATACGGCGACCGCCGGGGTAAACAAGTCCATGCTCGTCGCGCCGCATCTGATGACGATGCGGAACGCACAGAAGCCGTTCTCGTCGCCCGAAGAGCCGGCGCACACCGTCACCGCTGGTGGCGCAGGCCTGACGGTCGTGGCGCCTTTCATCAGCAAGTATTACGGCGTCGAGCAGGAATCCGGTTACGACGAGCCGTTGCACACCGCCACCGGCAAGGCCCGGTTCGGCCATGTCGAAGCCGAGCTTGCCATTCCTCCGTTCACGGAAGACATGGCCGACCGCGCGCGCGTGGTTGCTGCCTTCCTGCGCGAACATGGCGAATGGGACGATCGTGAGTTCGTGACGTTCGATATCGAGGGCATCACCGTCGTGATGGTCGATATCGGCATGCGAATGCTGACCCCGCGCGAACTATTCTGCGCGCAGGGCTTTCCCGTCGATTACGTCATCGACATCGAATTCAACGGTAAGCCGCTCCCAAAGAGTGACCAGATATCCGGTTGCGGCAACAGCGTGTCGCCGCCGGTGGCCGACGCGCTGATCTCGGCGAATTGCGGGCATCTGGCGCGCTATCGCGAGGCGGCGGAATGAACGCGCATAGCTCGCCCGCCGCTGTCCGGCTGAAAGCCATCAAGGCCGCGCTCGAAGCGATCGAGCCGGGCCATTGGACGCGCGTGCAGGACGGCAGCGGCGCCTTCCTCGAGGCGCGCGGCGAGCTGCCTGGCGAGGTGTTCATCCTCGCGCGCTTCGGCGATGGCGCGACGGTCGACGAGATCAACTTTGCCAGCGATGCGCCCGACATGGTGCGTTTCCTGCTCGGGCTTCTGGCGCGGGCGTTCGACGAGATACGTGAACTGCGCGGCGAGCCACCTGCGCGCAACCAACCGGCTGGCGAACCGGCGGCGGCCAAGAATTTCGCGGCCGAGTGCGCGCTGAAATGCCAGGACGCGCGCTTCAAGGTCTACATCGAAGAAAAGCACGGGCTTGAACGGCCTCTGACCGATGATCGCGTGGCGCAGCGCGTGCGCTCGATCCTCGGCGTGACTTCACGAAAACAACTCAACGATGGCGGAGCCCCGGCGGAAGCGTGGAAGGCGCTGCGCGCCGATTTCGCCGCATGGCTTAAGGCGGGACGATGAATCCGTATCTGATCACCGGGCCTGCCCTGATTTCCTTCTCTGGCGGTCGCACCAGCGGCTACATGCTGCACCAGATCGTGCAAGCGCATGGCGGAAGTCTGCCCGAGGGTGTGCATGTTCTCTTTGCCAACACCGGCAAGGAACGCGCGGAAACCCTCCGCTTTGTGCACGAGTGCGGCAGTCGCTGGAATGTTCGCGTTGTCTGGCTCGAATGGCGCGACACTGCCGAGCAGTTCGAGATCGTCGGCTTCAACAGTGCGAGCCGCAGGGGCGAGCCGTTCCAGGCTTTGATCGAAAAGAAGAAGGCTCTCCCGAACGGCACCGCGCGTTGGTGCACGAGTATGCTCAAGATATTGCCGATGCACGCCTATATGGCGGCACTCGGCCATCCGATTGGGACCTATCGCGAAGCCGTCGGCCTTCGCCATGATGAAGGGCGTCGTCTGCTGACGATGTACGCAAATAACGACCGCGACAAACGGCAATGCGTCGCGCCGCTATCCAAGGCGAAGATCGTCAAGGCTGACGTGATGAGCTTTTGGCAAGGTCAGCCGTTCGATCTGGGTTTGAGAACCTGGGAAGGCAACTGCGACTATTGCTTCAACAAAGGCCGTGCAATCCGCGAGCGGATAGCCCGCGACAATCCCGATGTACCGTTGTGGTGGGCTGCTCAAGAATGTGCACTCGGCAAGACGTTCGCCATGCGGGAGAGCGTCAGCGAGATCATCAAATATATCGATCGGACGCCGATGCTATTCCTCGATGATCCGGTCGAGGAATACGACGTCGAATGTGGCCTCCATTGTTCATTGGAGGCGGCATGACCGGGCCTCGGCTTTCCATCATCCCGGCGCGTGCCGCGACCGACAAGGCGCTGAAACCGCGCGACCTGCAGGTGCTTTGCGTGCTCGGGCGTCACACCGACGAATTGGGCTGGTGCACGCGCAGCCAGGTCAAGATGTCGGTGGAAATGGGCTGCGCTCGCTCGACCGTGTTCGAGGCGATCGAGCGGCTTGTTTCCGCCGGCTATCTCGAACGCCATGTCGTCGAGCAGAGCAACGGGCGCGATGCGCCGCACATCTATCGCGTCATCTTGGACCCGGTGCACCCCTCCCTCGGCGACCTGCGGCCGAATCCCGACGACGATTTCGATGGCGACACCCCTGCCGACCAGTCGGCACCCCCTGCCGGTATATCGGCACCCCCTGCCGGTCCTGGACCGGCACCTAAGAACGACCCTCTTAGAACGAATCTGAGAGAGAGCGCGCGTGAAGAGGAGGAAAAGGTTCGCCGCTGGCTGAAGAAGACGCATCCGGCATGGCCGACTTATGTCAACGACAGCGACGTGAAGGCGTTCGTCGCCGCGATGAAGCTGACCGACGACGAACGCGAGACGGCGGCGAGCCGGCTTGCCGACTACGTCGAGACGGCCAAGGCGAGCGGCAAGGCCGCGGGCCGCACGACAATCTGTTCCTTTGCCGTCTATCTCGACGAGAAGCGCTGGGAGAAGCTGCCGGCGAAGGCTGTGCCGGTCGCCGCGGCGGATGACTACGCGCCGCCGTTCGGCCCGGTGTGGATGGCATGGGTCCTGGCCCACATGCTGGACGGCTCGACCAATCCGGACGCAAGCGCATTCTCGGAACGCTGGCCGCAGCTGTTCAAGCTGTTCGACATGGCGCGCCATGGTCGAGGCTATCGCTTCGGCGAGCGCTGGCACGGGCTGAAAGCTGCAATGGCCGCAGTGCCGGTGGACACCCAGCATTGGCACGACTGGAAGGTCTGCTTCCAGCAGCGCGGCTGGCCATGGCTGCCCGACCCTGGCCGCGTGGCCTACTTCCCGGTTGGCGGACCGGACGGACTGGAAGCATTCGAACAAGCAGTGCGAGGGAACCATGATGCGGGCGGACGTGAAGCGGCTGAGTGAGGCTGAAAGTGTCGGCCCGACCGACAGGCAGACAGCCGCGCTCGACCGCGCCAGAGGGATGACCAGGCGCGCCGAAGCGCTGCTTGCGGCGGCGGGTCAGAGCGAATCGGCGATGCACTGGTATGTGCTTCGGACCGAGCCGCATGCTGAAATCGCTGTGGATAAACTTCTGCAGGACGCCAATGTGGAGCACTGGCTGCCGTTCATGAAGGTGGAAAAGCGGCGTCGCGGCGGTCGCAAAAAGGTCGCTCGCGAGGCCGTCTCTGTGCTCGCTTGGCCGGGCTACATGTTCGTTCGCATCGTGCCTTCGCCGGAGGCTTGGGCAGGCCTCCTCACGGTGAAAGGTGTCGTCGGCGTGCTCGGCGCGAATGAGAAGCTGTTTCCCGTAAGGCACGAGAAAGTCTTGCAATTGAAGGTCTTTCTCGAAGGCAATGTCATCGCCGTGGGCGAGATCGCATCGCTGTTGAAGCTTGGTCAGATGGTGCGGGTGAACGATGGGCCGTTCGCCTCGCACAACGGCATCGTCAGTGCGATCGATGATGACGCTGGCACCCTCGACGTCGACGTGTACATCTTCGGTCGCGCGGTCCCGATCACGCTCGGGGTTGATCAGATCGACAAAGGATAGTAGCGAATCCGTCCCAGGACGCCCTGACAGAGTCGCACGCCGTTCACGGTGGAAGCGCCAGCAGGATCCAGGTGAAGCGAAGGGCACAGCCCGGCATGCTTCCCCGCGATGGGAAAGATTCCAGACAGTCATGCCCGAGATGCCGAGAACCTTTCGGCCGCGCAATCTGCCATCGCGGCAGGAACAGCAGCGCGAGCACGACAGGAAGCGCGACGAGAGCGAACAGCGCGGATGGTATAAGACCGCGCGATGGCAGAAGCTGAAGCTTCGCGTTCACGTTCGTGATCTCTACGTCTGCCAAGAGACAGGGGTGCTGTGCTCGGGCAAGTATCCAGCCGACGACAGTCCGGTGGCCGACCACAAGATCGAACCCGAGGGCGACCCCGCCCTGTTCTGGGACGAGAACAACATCCGGACCGTCTCGAAGGCCTACCACGACCGGGAGCGCCAGCGCGAGCAGATCGCCGAGCGTGGCCGGGGCGCAGGGCGCCGCCGCCATCAACCGATGTGACCCCGACGCCACACCCCGTCGACCCCTCGACCGGGTGTGGCGGGCGGGCAACACCCCTGGTGGGGGGGTGGGTCGAAAGTCAGAGGGCCACCGCCCCCTAGAC